GCCTTGGCAGGACCAAACCGCCAGATACCCGGAATATTATCCGTAGTATCCCCGGTCAGCCACTGCTTGTGGAAGTTCAGGTCAGCTGTATACTCATCCACCTCAACTGGACCCTGCTCCTTGTCGGGGTTCCAATGCCAGCCCGGTACAGATCTCAGGTCCTTGTCGATTGTCACGGCAATTGACTTCCCCGAGGAAGCCCCCATCCCCATGAGGTCATCTGCCTCAAGGGTGGGTAATTCAATAATTGAGAAATTACGAATTAATTCCATGGCATACTCCATGGACTCCGGGGTTTGCCTCTTGACATCCCGATGAGCCTTGTATGGCTCCCAGAACTTACGCCTATAGTTCTCCTTTCGGGAGCAGGACAAGGCAATGAATACCTTATTTACCCCAACAGGAGTCCATGCCTTGACATCGTGGGTAATTCTTTCCTCAAGGGCGTCTACTCCCTCTTGGTCAGCCCAGAATGCAGCACGGTAACAGATGATATCTCCGTCAAGAATCGCTTGGCTTGGTCTTGCGCTTGGCTTTTCCATAGTTCTCCTCGTTAGGGGTGATCAACATATCCATGATTTGCTTGATAACGGTATCAGCATCGGGATCACGGTCCTCCCTTGAGGACACACATAGCTCACAACTGCACAGGCTTTCCAGCATTGACTCGGCAGTCACATGAAACCACTCCTCAAACTTCTCGGAACACTTGTCCTTGAAGTTTCTCTCGGTGCTGTCATTACGCATGACATAGTGAAACATATCCCGATAGTCCTTGTGGCCGTTGTCCATCTCAACAGCCATGGCTTCAGACTCATGCTTGCGCCACTCTGCATGGTGGTCGATCAACTCCCGGCTTCCGGGGGTGATGAAGATAGTCAGGGCTCTTAGGTCTCGTGCAGCAGCGATCTCATTGACATAACGACAGTCATCAACAATGACAACCTTCTCATGCCATGTCTCAGGATCTTCCTTGAGAGCAGCCTGCTCGGCTTCGTAAAGCTCCTTTACCCTATCCCTGAACTTCTTTACCCAGTAGTCCTCATCCTGCTTTCTCATGTCTGAGCCAAGAGTCTGGCAGAATGCACGATAAGCCAAAGGATCCTTGTCCTTGGAGTAGCCCTGCTTCTCAGCCTCCTCCTTTAGCATTCCAGCAAAAGGAACCAACACAGGAGTATACCCATTGTTGTAGGCATACTCACTCAACCATTTTGCCAGCGTTGTCTTTCCAACGCGGGCTTGACCACTGATCATCATTACTAGCATGTAAGCTCTCCCATAGTTCTCTTGGTGTGAATAGGTCAGGAGTGTTCCAACCCTTGTACCTTAAATAATCACAAATAAATGTGACACAACTGACAGGTCTTCGCATTCCAAAGAACCTACCTATTGCTTGATAGAATATTGCCACAGTCGAATTAGCCTTGGGATACTTCTGGGCATACCAGATATCCGTATCAGTGATGTCTATCTCACCTAGTTCAAATGTGTAGTAAGACTTTATCCCAAGCTTCTCAAGATGGGACAGTCTAATCGTTCGTATTGAGTTGAAGTCTGCCACGATGAAAGCAAAGGGCATCTTGAAATCAATCTCAATGTGTGCATGGGTATGTTCACTGCGCGTCAGAAACTTTGTTACCCCATATCGCCAGCCTTGTACGCGGCGAAAATCGCAGAAAACAATCCGTGCTTTAACTTTCATAATAGATAGGCATCCCTAGATAAGTAGCAAGGGAATGTTCTACCCGTGCTCCCTCTGAGTGTTCCCACCCATGAAGCATAACCATGGCATCACAACACAGGATGGCATTCAGGTCACGACCCATGCATGCCCGTAGATGTTCCTTGGAATCAACGGCAACCTTGGGATCGAAACCCTCATCCTCATCCATCCGTGCAGGGTTGAAGATCTTCCCAACTATGGGGTTAGATGCCCACTTCTTCTCAGCCTTGTAGAAAGCCGGGAAGTTGTGGTCATCATAACCCCGCATTGGACCTGCAATGTAAAGAGACATACTGTTCATATAAACCTCAGTGGGTCTCAGCCCACGACTTGCCGACACGATACTCGGCATCAATGCGAATGTTAAGATTAAGCTGCTCACCTGCGGTGGTTGCAGCCTTGGTCACTGCCTTGCCAAACTCCTCGGCAATCCCAGCAGGACATGAATATTGAAGTTCGTCATGGATGTAGGCAAGTTGCTTGGCACTCATCTTAGCCACAGACTTGCTTGCCTCAACCATCCAGTACTTGCTTACAATTGCTCCTGAACCTTGCAGCAGGGTATTGAGCGCAGCATGTTCGCTACGCACAGGAACCTTGCGACCATCTGGGAGGATGACTCCACCCTTCTTGGCTAGTTCATACTTGACTGCATCCTGCACCTTAGCCAGCGCAGGAATCTCCTTCTGGAATCTATCACGCAATCTACGAGCAGCATCGACAGAGCAGTTGCAAACCAATGCAATCTTCTTGTCGCCTGCACCATAGAGGTACGCATAGATGAAGGACTTGGCAAGTGAGCGAGACTCCAGACCAGCTGCCTTCTGGTTGTGGGTATGGATGTCCCCTGTCAAGAGAACCTTCGCATACTCACCGTTGTCGTACTTTGCCATGAAGTGGGCAAGCATACGCAACTCCAGACCAGACAGGTCAGCACCAACCAAGACATCTCCAGCATTGGGAACCCACAGTTCACGGGCACGATGATCACCACTTACCTGAGCCACATTAGGCTGAGAGTGTGTGCATCGACCAGTGGCTGCACCCTGAGCATTGATACCACCGTGGATCTTGTGATCACGGCTTCTGAATGCACGGGTGTTCCAATCCTCTACCATACCAAGCAGCTTGCAAGTATCGAAATATTCAACAAGCTTCTTTGCTTCTGGGTAATCAAGGGTAGACAAGACGGACTCATCAACCTTTGCATTACCCTTCTCGGTAAGGGGTGCTTCCCAACCATACTTCTCATTGAGCCGATCAGCGATCTGCTGCCGACTACCGGGATTGAACACTTCAATCTTATCCTTCAGTCTCTTCCCGGTCTTTTCTGAATGACGGATGATGATGCGGTCAGGAAAGATTGTACGCATCTCATCTTCGATACCAAGCTTTTCCAACATGAGGTTCTGATGCAGCTTTTCTCCCGCATCAAGATCATAATTAAATCCATTGCAAACTTGCTCCATAAGGACTTCTGATACCTTGTGTTCAAAGCGAACGACTTCTTTATTGTCTGCTATGAACTTCTTTTGGGATAGGTAAATTGCCTCACCAAGTCTGGTATCCTGCTTGCAATAAACACCCATGTCATCGTTGTAGGCTTGCCATCCTTGGGTATATTCGATCTTGGGGAACTTAAGATACTTGCCCCAAGACTCCAGAGAGTTATCACCCAGCGGGTGACTGTTGATGTCTGGATACATCAACTTGCTCACGATGAGCGTGTCCACAATAACCTTCGGTCGCGCCATCCCATGCAGCCTACGCATCACGGGAAAATCATAACCAAAGATGTTATGCCCAATGATAACATCGAATTGCTTGAGGTACTCAACAAGATCAGACATCTGGTTTTCCGACCAAAGAATTGGTTCTTGATTGAGAACCTTCGTGGCAGCACAGAGAACACGCTTTGCCTCTGTGTTGGGAGTGCCCTTGGAATCCAAGGTCAACTCTGCCAGTCCCGTACCTTCAATATCAAGAACGCAAATCTTCATAATTTAATTCTCCTCTGGTTGGAATATCAACTGTCCGTCTTCTCCCATCGCAAACCCAATCTCCTTCAAACGACCCGACAGGTGATCGTAATAAAGTGTAGAGGCAATACCCGCTCTACCAGTGAGGCGATTCTTCAGGACACGGACGATTGTTGTGTTGGCAATCTTCTCATCCGTATTCTGACGATCTCGTTCAAGGGCAATGACCGTGTTTGGAACACTTGCCAACGCACCTGAGCCTCTGAGATCCTGCAAGGTGATTCGATCACCCTCTTCATAAGCCTTCTCAGTCTTCTTCAACTGAGAGATGATGTCAATGTGAACTCCGGTGCGAACAGCCATGCTCCGCAATTCCTTCATGAGGGTGTCGATGATGATGCGCTCTGAGCCACCACCTTCGATATCCTTGTTGTCCATGCCCATCAGACCAGCAGCCGCAGCCGTGATATGGTCAAGCACGATGACATCAACCTTCAACGACACTGCCATGAACTCCATACGAGCCAACAGATTCTGCATGGCGTTGTTGCCAAGATGGTCATAGACATAGAAGTTTGTCTGGCACAGCTTGTTGCGGGCACCATTGTACTCCTCCTCTGTCAAGTCATCAATGATCGTGGCGTTGATGGGCTTCTTACCCATCTTGACCCGTAGATCATTCATCATGCGGCAAGCACGGATAGCCCGCACTGGCTTGTTGAGCATGAGACTAATCATGTCATCAAGGGTTTCCTGTGGGGATTCCTCAAGCATGATACAACCAACACTTCGACCCTCCTCAAGGTGATGGTGCATCAGCTCGCGCAGGATCGTGGACTTACCTGAACCAGTGCCAGAGCACCACAGGGTAATCTCTCCGCTACGCTGACCGATCAGAAACTCTGATAGACCATCATAGGGGAAGGGATAGA